ATGAGATCGGGCGCCGCCTGGCTTGCCTGCGCGCTGCCAGAGGAGATTGACGAGTTCCTAGGGGCCTTGGGTGACAATGCGCTCAGGGCGCTGCCCTGGCTGTTCGAGTTCTGGGCGCTGCCGCATCAGCTGGCGCCGGAAGGGGCCTGGAAGACCTGGGTGATCATGGGCGGGCGCGGCGCGGGCAAGACCCGGGCCGGGGCGGAATGGGTGCGCGCCATGGTCGAAGGGGCGACGCCCGCGGCCCCGGGCCGGGCGCGGCGGGTGGCGCTGGTGGCGGAAACGCTGGAACAGGCGCGCGAGGTGATGGTGCTGGGGGAAAGCGGCATCCTCGCCTGCTCGCCCCCGGACCGGCGCCCCGGATGGATCGCCAGCCGCAACCGGCTGGAATGGGAGAACGGCGCGGTGGCGCAGCTGTTCTCGGCGCATGATCCCGAGCGGCTGCGGGGCCCGCAGTTCGATGCGGCCTGGTCGGACGAGCTGGCGAAATGGCCGAAGGCGGCGGAGACCTGGGATCAGCTGCAATTCGGGCTGAGGCTGGGCGAACATCCGCAGCAGGTGGTGACGACGACGCCGCGCAATGTGGCGGTGCTGAAGGCGATCTTGCAGAACCCCTCGACCGTGGTGACCCATGCGCCGACCGAGGCCAACCGGGCCTGGCTGGCGGAAAGTTTCCTCGCCGAGATACAGGCGCGTTACGGCGGCACCGCGCTGGGGCGCCAGGAGATCGAGGGCGTGCTGGTCGAAGAGGCCGAAGGCGCGCTGTGGACGCCCGCGATGATCCGCGCGGCGCAAGGCGCGGTGGCGGTGCGGCCCGGGCGGGTGGTGGTGGCGGTGGACCCGCCGGTGACGGCGACCAAACGCTCGGACGAGTGCGGCATCCTGGTGGTGGGCGCCGATACCGAAGGGCCGCCCGGCGAATGGAAGGCGGTGGTGCTGGCAGACCGCTCGGTCCGCGGCGCCTCGCCCGACGGCTGGGCGCGGGCGGCTCTGGCGGCGATGGAGGAGTTCTCGGCCGAGCGGCTGGTCGTCGAGGTGAACCAGGGCGGCGATCTGGTCGCGGGCGTGGTGCGTCAGGTCGATCCACTGGTGCCGGTGCGCGAGGTGCGGGCAACGAAGGGCAAGATGCTGCGGGCCGAGCCGGTGGCGGCTTTGTATGAACAGGGGCGCGTGGCGCATACGCGCGGCCTTGGCGATCTGGAGGCGCAGATGGTGCAGATGACGCGCACCGGCTGGCAGGGCCAGGGCAGCCCCGACCGGCTGGATGCTTTGGTCTGGGCGCTGACGGAGCTGATGATCCTGCCCTCGGGGCGGATCGGGCGGCCGGGCGTACGGACGATCTGACGGGGAAGGGGGCGCTGCCCCCGTCGCGGCTTCGCCGCGCCTCCCCCGGGGTATTTCGGTCAGGATGAAAGACAGCGGGCCTTTTGCGGGGCGGCTGTCGCATGGCTTATGAGAGGAGCGGCGGGTGTTCGATTTTCTGAAGCGGAATGCGCAGGTGGCGCCGGTGGCGGAGAAGAAGGCGAGCGCCACCGGCCGCGTCATCGCCTGGGGAAGTGCCGGACGGGTGGCCTGGAGCGCGCGCGATGTGGTCTCGCTGACCCGGGCGGGGTTTCAGGGCAATCCGATCGGTTTCCGTGCGGTGCGGCTGATCGCGGAGGCCGCGGCCGCGCTGCCGGTGGTCTGCCAGGACTGCGAGCGCCGCTATGAGGCGCATCCGGTGCTGGGGCTGCTGGCGCGGCCCAATGCGGCGCAGGGGCGGGCGGAACTGCTGGAGGCGGTCTACGGGCATCTGCTGCTGAGCGGCAATGCTTATGTCGAGGCGGTGCCGGGGCCGGGTGGCCTGCCGGGCGAGCTGCATGTGCTGCGCTCGGACCGGATGTCGCTGGTGCCGGGCGCGGATGGCTGGCCGGTGGCTTACGAATATTCGGTGAGCGGGCGGGTGCATCGCTTCGATGTCTCGGAAGGGCAGAGCCCGGTCTGCCATATCCGCAGCTTCCATCCGCAGGACGATCATTACGGGCTGTCGCCGTTGCAGGCGGCGGCGGTGGCGGTGGATGTGCATAATGCGGCCTCGGCCTGGTCGAAGGCGCTCCTGGACAATGCGGCGCGGCCCTCGGGCGCCATCGTCTACAAGGGCGCGGACGGCCAGTCGGTGCTGACGCCGGATCAGTATGACCGGCTGGTGAGCGAGATGGAAACGCATCACCAGGGCGCGCGCAACGCCGGGCGGCCGATGCTCCTGGAGGGCGGGCTTGACTGGAAGCCGATGGGGTTCTCGCCCTCCGACATGGAGTTCCATGAGACGAAGCTGGCGGCGGCGCGCGAGATCGCGGTCGCCTTCGGGGTGCCGCCGATGCTGATGGGGATCCCCGGGGATGCGACTTACGCCAATTACCAGGAGGCGCATCGGGCGTTTTACCGGCTGACCGTGCTGCCGCTCGCAAGCCGGGTGCTGGCGGCTTTGTCGCACTGGCTGGCGGGGTTCGGCGGCGATTGCGTCGAGTTGCGGCCCGATCTGGATCAGATCCCGGCGCTGGCGGTCGAGCGCGATCAGCAATGGGCGCGGGTCGGTGCGGCCGCGTTTCTGTCTGATGCCGAGAAGCGCGCGCTTCTGGGGCTGCCGAAGCTGCGGGAGCCCGGAGACGAGGAGGAATGAGCCAGCGCAAGGAAGGGCCGGGCTCGCGGTTCCTGTTCGACAGTTTCGATGCGGCGCATGCCCGGATCGAGGCCAACGAGCGGGTGATGGAAGAGCGCTGGTCGGGGCTGGAGTTCCGGCTGGCGCAGATAGATGCGGCGCTGGAGCGGCTGGAGCGGCGCATCTGGCTGGGGGTTTACGGGGTCGCGGCCTTTCTGCTGACGCAGGGGGCCGAGGCGCTGATCCGGGCGGCGATGAGGTGAGATGTGATGCTGGAACATAAATTCTGCCGGCCCGAAACCGGGCTGGTCTTGCGCGAGGGCCATGAGCTGGCGGGCTATGCCTCGCTGTTCGGGGTGAAGGACCAGGGCGGCGATGTGGTGGCGAAAGGTGCCTATGCGGCCAGTCTCAAGCGGCTGGCGGCGAAGGGGGCGAAGGTGCGGATGCTGTGGCAGCACGATCCGACCCAGCCGATCGGCATCTGGGACGAGGTGCGCGAGGACGACACCGGCCTTTGGGTCAAGGGGCGGCTTCTGAGCGATGTCGCGAAGGGGCGCGAGGCGGCGGCGCTTTTGGAAGCGGGCGCCATCGACGGGCTGTCGATCGGCTACCGCACGTTGCGCGCGGAACGCGATGGCAAGGGGCGGCGGCTCTTGCGCGAGCTGGATCTGTGGGAGGTCTCGCTGGTGACCTTCCCAATGCTGTCCGAGGCGCGGGTGGCGCAGAAATCGGAAGATCTCTCGGATGTGTTGCAGGATCTGGCGGGGCTGTTCGACGCCGCGCGCCAGAGCCTTGCGCAGAACTGAGAGAGCCTTGCCGGGGGCTGAGGCCCCGGATTTCCACTGAGAGGGTGAAAAGGATGACCGAGAGAGAGGCCCGGGCCGGGGGAGATATGTCCCCGGCCCCGACACCGGCTGCGCAGGTGAAAACTGCCATGACCGGATTCCTGAAGGAATTCAGTTCCTTTCAGGCCGAAGTGAAGCAATCCCTTCAACATCAGGAAGAGCGACTGACCATGCTGCAGAAGAAAACCACCACCTGGGGCCGCCCGGCGCTTTCCGCTGCCGTGGAGGAGAACGCGCCGCATCAGAAGGCGTTCAACGCCTATCTGCGCTCGGGCGATGACGAGGGCTTCCGCGGGCTGATGCTGGAAGGCAAGGCGATGTCCACCGCGGTGGCGGCGGATGGCGGTTATCTGGTCTCGCCGCAGACGGCGGATCAGATCCGCTCGATGCTGGTCTCGACCTCGAGCCTGCGGGCGGTGGCCAATGTCGTTCAGGTTGAGGCCACCAGCTTCGACGTGCTGATCGACCGCTCCGAGGTGGGCTCGGGCTGGGCGACCGAGACGACCGCCGCCGCCGAGACCGCGACGCCCGCCATCGAGCGGATCTCGATCCGGCTGCATGAACTGTCGGCGATGCCGAAGGCGAGCCAGCGGTTGCTCGATGACAGTGCCTTCGACGTGGAGGGCTGGCTGGCCGGCAAGATCGCCACGCGCTTCATCCGCGCGGAAGCCGCGGCCTTCATCAACGGCGACGGGGTGGACAAGCCGAAGGGGATCCTCTTGCCCACGAAGGTGGCGAATGCGTCCTGGAGCTGGGGCAACCTCGGCTATGTGCCCACCGGGGCGGCGGCGGATTTCGCCACCACCAATCCGGCCGACTGCATCATCAACCTGGTCTATGCGCTGGGCGCCGACTACCGCGCCAACGGGAATTTCGTGATGAATTCCAAGACCGCGGGCGCGGTGCGCAAGATGAAGGACGCCGACGGGCGCTTCCTGTGGTCGGACGGGCTGGCGGCGGGCGAACCCGCGCGGCTGATGGGCTATCCGGTGCTGATCTGCGAGGACATGCCGGACGTGGGCGCGAACAGTTTCCCGGTCGCCTTCGGCGATTTCAACGCGGGCTATACCATCGCCGAACGCCCTGATCTGCGGATCCTGCGCGATCCGTTCTCGGCCAAGCCGCATGTGCTGTTCTACGCTTCCAAGCGGGTCGGAGGCGATATCGCGGATTACGCCGCGATCAAGCTGCTGCGCGTCGCCACCTCGTAACCGGGGAACGCAACCCGGTCCGCTTCGCGGGCCGGGACCGGGCGCGCGCGGCCCCGCGCCGTCTGGCCGTTCTCCCTCCGCGCGAGCGGTGCAGGAGACAGCGCGCCCGGATCTTTCGTTTTCGCAGCCGAGGGGAAAGACATGAGACTGACCGAAGAAACCGCGGTGCCGGGGACGGCGCTGCCCTTGGACGCGCTGAAGGATCACCTGCGCCTCGGCAGCGGTTTCGCGCTGGTGCCCGATCAGGACGGGCTGCTGGAAAGCCATCTGCGGGCGGCGATCCGGGCGATCGAGGGGCGGATCGCCAAGGCGCTGATCGCGCGCCGGTTCCGCCTGGTGCTGGAGGGCTGGCGCGATGCCGATGCGCAGGGCCTGCCGCTGGCGCCGGTGACGGCGGTGGCGGAAGTGATGCTGGTGGATGCGGCCGGGGTGAGTTCGCCGGTCGCGCCGGGACGTTACCGGCTGATCGGCGACACCCACCGGCCGCGGCTGGCGGGGACCGGGGCGTCCCTGCCCGCGCCGCCCCAGGGCGGGCGGATCGAGATCCTGTTCGACGCCGGTTTCGGCCCGGACTGGGGCGATGTGCCGGCCGATCTGCGCCAGGCGGTGCTGCTGCTCGCGGCCGAGTTCTACGAATACCGCCATGACGGCGGCGAGCGCGGGGGGCTGCCCGCGCGGGTTCAGGCGCTGATCGAGGGCTGGCGGCAGTTGCGCATCCTCGGCGGGGGGCGGCGATGAAGGCGCCGCATCTGCGCCGCGCGCTGTTGCTGGAGGATGCCGCGCGCGCGCCCGACGGCGCGGGCGGCTTCACGATGAGCTGGGCGCCACTCGGCACGCTCTGGGCCGAGGTGGCGGCGGGCTCCGGGCGCGATACCGCCGGCGAGGAGGTGATCCTCGGCGCGGTGTCCTGGCGCATCACCCTGCGCGCCTTGCCGCAGGGAGCGGCTTTGCGCCCACGCCCCGGGCAGCGTTTTCGGGAGGGGGAGCGGATCTTCGCGATCCTTGCCGTGGCCGAGCGTGATGCCGGGGGACGCTGGCTGACCTGTTTTTGCCGCGAGGAGGTTCCGCGATGAGCTATGGCGCAGCAGCCGCCTTGCAGGCGGCGGTCTGGCAGCGGCTGGAGGGGGATCCGGCGCTGGCGGGGGTGGGGATCCACGATGCCCTTCCCCCGGGAGGTTCGGGCAGTTTCGTGCTGATCGGCCCGGGGGAGGTGCGCGACGCCTCGGACAAGAGCGCGGCGGGGGCCGAGCACCGGCTGGTGATCAGCGTGATCTCGGATGCGGCGGGGTTTTTTACCGCCAAGACCGTCGCGGCAGCGGTCTGCGATGCGCTGGCCGGGCCGCTGCCGCCGCTTTCGCGCGGGCGGCTGGTGAGCCTGTCGTTCCTTCGGGCCGAGGCCCGGCGCCTTGATGCCGGCGCGGTGCGCCGGATCGACCTGACATTCCGCGCGCGGACCGAGGACTGACCTGCGGACTGATCCGCGCGACCAAAGAAGCAATGTTTCAAGGAGATGGCCATGGCAGTTCAGGCCGGGAAAGACCTTCTGATCAAGATCGACCAGACTGGCGACGGCCAGTTCGAGACCATCGCCGGGCTGCGCGCGACCCGGGCGAGCTTCAACGCCGAGACGGTCGAGGTGACGAGCCTCGAAAGCTCGGGCGGCTGGCGCGAGTTGCTGGCGGGCGCCGGGGTGAAATCGGCGACGATCTCGGGCTCGGGCGTGTTCCGCGACGCCGAAACCGATGAGCGCGCGCGGCAGATCTTCTTCGACGGCGAGATCCCCGGATTCCAGGTGGTGATCCCGGATTTCGGCATCGTGGAAGGCCCGTTCCAGATCACCGCGCTGGAATATGCGGGCAGCCACAACGGCGAGGCGACCTATGAGGTGACTTTGGCCTCGGCGGGTGTGCTCGGCTTCACGGCGCTCTGATGGCCAATCCTTACGCGGGCGAGGTCGGGGTCACGCTGGATGGCGTGACGCATGTGGCGAAGCTGACTTTGGGCGCGCTGGCCGAACTGGAGGCGGAACTGGGCGAGGCTTCGCTGATGGATCTGGTCGAGCGGTTCGAGGCCGGACGGTTCTCGGGCCGTGACGTGCTGGCGCTGATCGTGGCGGGGCTGCGGGGCGGCGGCTGGAAGGGCTGCGCCGCCGATCTGGTCGCGGTCGAGATCGGCGGGGGCACGGTGGGCGCGGCGCGGGCGGCGGCGGAACTGCTGGCGCGCGCCTTCGCGCTGCCGGAGGGCGGATGAGCCGCCGTCTCGACTGGCCGGGTCTGATCCGCGCGGGCCTTCACGGGCTGGGGCTGGAGCCCGGGGCGTTCTGGCGGCTCACGCCGGTCGAATTGCGGATCATGCTGGGGGCGGAGCAGGGGGCTCCGCCCCTGACGCGGGCGCGGCTGGCGGAACTGGCCGCGGCATTTCCTGACGGGAAAGGGACGGGACATGGCGGAAGCGGAACAGATGACCGATCAGCTGGCGGCGCTGGAGGACCGGCTGGGCGGCTCGGTGGCGGTGATCGCGGCGTTTGACGGCGAACTCGCGCGGCTGCGGCAGACCGCAGTCTATACCAGCCGCGAGGTTTCCACTTTGTCGAACGGGATCGCGGGTGGGCTCAGGCGCTCGTTCGACGGGCTGGTGTTCGACGGGATGAAGCTGTCGGAGGCGCTGAAGGGCGTGGCGCGGACCATCGCCGATACGATTTACGCCGTGGCGATGCGGCCGATCCACAATGCGGCGGGGGGCGCGATCGCCGAAGGGATCAGCGGGCTGATGAGCGGGCTGATGCCTTTCGCCAAAGGTGCGGGCTTTGCGCAGGGAAGGGTGATGCCCTTTGCGAATGGCGGCATCGTCTCGGGGCCGGTGAGCTTCCCGATGCGGGGCGGACGCGGGCTGATGGGCGAGGCCGGGCCCGAGGCGATCATGCCGCTGAGCCGTGGCGCCGACGGGCGGCTCGGGGTGCAGGCGGCGGGCGGCGGCGGACGCGCGGTTTCGGTGGTGATGAACATCACCACGCCGGATGTGGCCGGCTTCCGCCGCAGCGAGAGCCAGATCGCGGCGCAGATGGGCCGGGCGCTGACGCGCGGCCAGCGAAACAGGTGAGGGCGGGCGATGTTCCATGAAGTCAGATTTCCCGCGAACCTGAGCTTCGGCTCGGTCGGCGGGCCGGAGCGGCGCACCGAGATCGTGACGCTGGCCAACGGGTTCGAGGAGCGCAACACCCCCTGGGCGCATTCGCGAAGGCATTACGACGCGGGGGTGGGGCTGCGGTCGCTTGACGATCTTGAGGCGCTGATCGCGTTTTTCGAGGCGCGGCGCGGGCAGTTGCACGGGTTTCGCTGGAAGGACTGGGCGGATTTCCGGTCCTGCCCGCCCTCGCGCGTGCCGGGGCCGCTGGATCAGCTGATCGGCGTGGGCGACGGCGAGATGCAGGTGTTCGGCCTCGTGAAGACCTACCGCTCGGGCGATCAGACCTACACGCGCCCGATCAGGAAGCCGGTGGCGGGGACGGTCAGCGTCGCGCTGGCCGAGGATCTGAAGGTCGAGGGGGTGGAGTTCACCGTCGATCCGGCAACCGGCGAAGTGCGCTTTGATGAGCCGCCGCCCATGGGCGCGCGGATCACCGCGGGGTTCGAGTTCGACGTGCCGGTGCGGTTCGACACCGACCGGATCCAGATCTCGGTCGCGAATTTCCAGGCCGGCGACATGCCCGGCGTTCCGGTGATGGAGATCAGGCTGTGAGCGATGCGTTGACAGAGCATCTGGCCGCGGGCGTGAGCAATGTCTGCCGGCTGTGGACGGTCGAGCGCCGCGACAGGCTGGTGCTGGGCTTCACCGATCACGATTGCGATCTGGAGGTGGAGGGAGTGCTGCACCGCGCGGGCTCGGGCCTGTCGGCAAGCGCGCTGCAACAGGCGTCGGGGCTGTCGGTGGACAATTCCGAGGCGGTCGGCGCGCTCTCTGACGCGGCGATCACCGAGGCGGATCTGGCGGCGGGGCGCTATGACGGCGCCGCGGTGCGGATCTGGCTGGCGAACTGGCGCGCGCCCGGCCAGCGGCGCGAGATCTTTCGCGGGACTCTGGGCGAGATCATCCGACGCGGCGGCGCGTTCCGCAGCGAGTTGCGCGGCCTTGCCGAGCCGCTGAACCAGCCGGTGGGCTTCGCCTATACGCAAGGCTGTTCGGCCGTGCTGGGCGACAGTCGCTGCGGCTTCGATCAGGCCACGCCGGGGTATCTCTGCGAGGTTGCGGCGGAAACGGTCGAGGATGGCCGCGTCTTCAGCTTTGCCGCGCTGCCGGGGTTCGAGCCGCGCTGGTTCGAACTGGGGCGGCTGGAGGTCGCAGGCGGCGCAGCGGCGGGGTTGAGCGCGATGGTGAAGTCCGACCGGCAGACTGCGATGGGGCGACGGATCGAATTGTGGCAGTCGATCCGCGCGCCGGTGGCGGCGGGCGACATGCTGCGCATCTTCGCGGGTTGCGACAAGCGCGCCGGGACCTGCCGGATGAAATTCGCCAATTTTCTGAACTTCCGCGGCTTTCCCTTCCTGCCGGGCGAGGACTGGCTGGCGGCCTATCCGCGCGCCGACCGGCCCGCGACCGGCGGCAGCCTGTTGCAGCCGGCCCGGGGGCGCGTATGAGCCCTGGCGGGGCGGCGCTGGAGGAGGCGCGGCGCTGGCTCGGCACCCCTTACGTCCATCAGGCGAGTTGCCGCGGCGCAGGCACCGACTGTCTCGGGCTGATCCGGGGGATCTGGCGCCGGCTTTACGGGACGGAGCCCTGCGCGGTTCCCCCCTACAGCGCCGACTGGGCCGAGGCGGGCGGCGAGGAAAGCCTGCTTTCCGCCGCGGGCCTGTGGCTGCGGGCAAAGCCCGTGGGCGAGGCGGCGCCGGGCGACGTTCTGCTGTTTCGGATGCGGGCGGGCGGCATCGCGAAACATCTGGGCGTCCAGAGCGCGCTCGCGCCCCATGCGCGGTTCATCCATGCCTATTCCGGTCATTGCGTGGCGGAAAGCGCCCTGACCCTGCCCTGGGAGCGCCGGATCGCCGCGCGCTTCGCCTTTCCGCCGGTATCTGTCTGA